CTAGTAGAGTGTTCAATAGCTACAAACAAGTCATTGGGGACATTCTCGGAATTAGATCCATCTGGCCAAATCTTTTCACCAGTGTTGAGGTTCTTGGTTGTCGAGGCCATTCTCAGAAATTGAGGTGTCCCCGCTAGTCTTTTCCCTCCATAGGATCAACTGCCATAAAAGCGTAAGTCAAAAGAAGTTTATTTATAACAGCAGAACTGAGGATATCCAGTTCTTCTCTTGAATTGAAATAACGCTTAGAATGATCATCAACTTCTCGAGTAGCAAGGAAAATCTGTTGCATTCTAAACTCATCAATCATCTTCTTGCTAGAATAATCTTCAATCAAACGATTCACAACACGTCTATCGATTTCCTGTTCGGAAAGATCTTGAATCTCATAAATAAGTTCATTCTTTTCAGCCTCTGTTTCAGCTTCCACCTGATCATTGTAGCGAACAAGTTCTTTGTAAACCCTGTCAGCTTCAGGATCAGTAGGATCTTCAAGCCAACGATCGCGGAGTTCTGCTCCCCAGGCTGTCTGTAACCCAATTAGATAATCATCCTTTGCCCACTCATCCTCGTCAGCAATACGATACTCTGCAGAAATCTTAAACTCATCAACCTTTGGCTTCACCAAGAAAGTCATCTTGTCCATCTTGCTCAACATTTCCGCTTTATCAAGTTCGTCATAGAAAGGAGCTTTAGCAGGATCATCCTCTGGAAGTCTCTTAATAGAAGCCACGATAGACTTCGCAGGTCGAGCAGCATCCACAGCGGCCTGTGTCTCCGTAGGAGTCAGCTTCTGTAACCAAACAACAATAGGATCATCAGTCCCATCGTCAAATACAACTTCCTCGCCAACAACATAAAGATCACTTAGACGTCTTTTAGGTCTAGCGTCAACAGCAGCAGCTTTAGCTTCATTACTCATTTTTTCTCCTAAATCCTTGAACAACCTATTTCCTAAACTATATAACGACAGGTAAACGAAAAAGGCCCCCCGAAGGGAGCCCTTTTCTCAAGCAAGGAGGTTAGCTATCAGACACGCTCACCGTTGTAGACGTAAAGTACGCCAGACTCAGATGAGAAGTTCATTGATGTCTCAAGCTTAGTGTTAGCCTGACCTGAGTAACCAGGAACTGTGAATCGTGCATCAGGAATATAGAATGTCTTTAGACGATCACCAGTATCTGGGTGAGATACACGGATTTCTAGAGGAACTACGTTAGTGATGTTAGCGCCGATAACCTTAGCTGTATCAACACCAGTGATCTGACCAATCTTTGTGAAAAGATCAGCGGGATCGAAAGGCTTCACGCCGATAGAACCAGTAACTTCAGGAACGTCGTATTCTGAAGATACGTAACGCTCGTTACCTAGTTCCTCATCGTTGTCTAGAGATACTGACCAAGTTGTTTCAAATGACTGAACAGAGTTCATGCGAGTCCATACAGGAGTAGCGTCAGTTGAACCGATGTAAACGTCGATGTCCTTACCACGAACAGCAGCAGGCTTTAGAGTAGTTGTACGGTGAACTGGTTCGCCGTGAGGGTTGTTACCAGTCTGTGTGTACTCTTCTGTTGTGTTTGTGCTACCGTAAGTTACACGAACAGTATCGTAATCGGCTGACTCGTCGGCTGGAAGAGTGAAGCTAGTAGAAGTGTTAGTGTAACCAGAATCACCAGTTGCATCATAGAATACACGCTTGTAAGCACCGCTTACAGAATCAACTAGACATACAGAAAGAACGTAAACGTTCTCTGTATCGGTTGGGTTGTAAACACGAGCTGTTTCAGCAAGGTTGTAAGGTCCAACACCTGTGTTTGTGAATTCTTCAGTGTAAGGAGAACCTAGTGTATAGAAGATTGAGTCGCCACGAAGAGTGAATGACTGTGTAGAGTTCTCACCAACACCGAAACGGTATGTAGCTGATTCTAGAGTTAGATAAGGAATAACTACACCAGAAACGATATTGTACTGGTTACGACGTGACTTCCAAGGAGAAATGATATCGATTGGAACAGCGTCACGGAAATCGATCTCGTTTGAACCTGGAGTTGAAGAGAATGTTGTTGGGTCTTCGTTTACCAGAATACATTCCATTTCAGTTGACATGTCATATGATTCAAGCTGGAATGAAATTTCAGGAATGTCACGAATTGTACCAACAGATTCGAAGTTACCAAGCTCGTAAATCTTCTCTTCAGGAATGTTTAGATCACCGGGACCAGCTGTCTGGATACGGTCTAGAACATACTTACCTGCTTGGTGTAGAATTTGTCCACCTAGTGTTGCCATAAGAATACCTCCCTTTAAAGGACTAATTAATGTTTATCTTATTTCCAATTAGCCCACAAGAGGCCGCGAATAATATAAGAAACACTCCAATAACTCTGTGCTTCTCATAATAGTTATCGGACCATTGGCTTATTTATTTAAGTTTTCCCTTAGACTGATTAACCCACTTTAGAGTTACCTCCTCCAAAGCGTCACCATAATGGTCATTTAAGTACACCGCGCCAGCATCCAAGAATCTCTTACCAGTAATATCAGCTTTATTCTGTTTGAAGAAAGGTCTTTTCTTAGAATTTCTAACAGTAATGTCACCAAAATTTTCTTTGTTTATAACATAAAAAGCATCTACACCCTGTCTAGATATACTAGGTTTCTGGGCGTCAAAAGTACCTTCGGTAGATCCTTTATGGTTAGTTGCAAAGAAACCATATGGAATTCTAAAAGAACCTGAATTAGACGGACCAAAGCCTTCGAAGGAAAATTTTACACCAGTGCTACGATTCTTGAACTTAATAGATTCTGTCTTAGGGGCTTGTTCGCTTGCCATAGTACCGAAGTTAAGGCGATACCATTGTCTAGCTATACGATCCATCTCCCCCGTATCAAGAAGTCTTATGCCCTCAGAAGTTCCAATAGCACCACCGGCAAGGATAGCATCTTCCATAGCGCCATTAGAATATCTCTTGAGACTCCCTCTATCATTCTGTCTATAGGACTTTTTCTTACCAAAACCCTTAGCTCTATAAGATTCAAGCATAGCTTGACGAGCGCCTCGAGCCAGATCTTCGTGCATATCCTTGATATCGCTACCACGACTCTGGTTTCTATTGTACTCACGAGCCCAAAGATCCAGCTTTTTACCCAATTGGGTATTCAAAGATTTAGACAAGTTCTTCATAATCTGTCTAGTATCTATAGATATAACAGGTGTTGGTGCAGCCATAATCAGTCCTTCATGATTTCGTAAAGCCTATCTAGAAACTCCTCGTTAAAATCTATATCGTCATCAAGTAAATCCAAAGCGAAATCGCAAACATCATTGATCTGATCCAAGATAGTGGATCTCAGATTTGCAGCAACCCTATCTGGAAGATAGTGGTCACATTCTCTTTCCTTGTGTGACAAGATTATAGCTATAGCTCTGTCACGACGTTTCTTAAGAAACTCCTTATCCCTTGTATACATAATTTCTCCTATATCCTTAAATTATTACTCCTGGTGATAATGCTCTACAGTTAGAAGGAAGGGTGGTCTTTGTTAACTCCAGAGAACCACCTTCCATGTTTACAGCAAAACCAGAAGTATTTGCTCCAGTAAAATTACATGAAATAAATCTACATACTGGATTACTTAGAGAAGTTGTTTTAAATCTTGATCCGTTCTTTGAAAGATCAAACTCACATTCAACTGCCTCTATGGTTCCAATAACGCCAGCAGAAGTAGCACTCCAAAAAGAATTATTACTCATTTTATTTCTAACAAATAATCTTTTGGCGTCAAAATCTCTAAGGTAACCAATTCCCTGACTACCCTCCCAAACACAATCAATACAAACAACATCACCTTTAAAGTAAGATCCACCAGCAGTTGGTTCGCCAGACTCTTTGCATCTAACAAGCGTTGTATCCGAACCTGAACCGGTCTGTATAAGCGAGCAACTAATTGCCTCTACTTCAATAAGGTCGTGATGGCCATATGACTGAGGGCTACCATTCAAATATATAACCCATCTATTCCAGTCATACCCCTTTACTCGCTCTGCTGTAAGGTGAAGATGTGGGTGAATATAAATACCAATTGAAGAATATTTAGAGTTCAAAGGTGCCCTAAGATTCGTATCTCTAAGTAATAGGTCACCCCATCCACCATGGCCTTCAAAGAAAGCAATACCACCAGTCCAACCACTAAGATCAGAATTGGTAATTCTAAACTTTCCACCACCAGAACGGCTAATACCATAGCTATAGCCGCCGGTTATTTTAATGTTGTCAAATATAGCGATGCTATCCCAAGTCTTATAGAGCTGATAAGAGATTCCACTATGTGTTGTCCCGTCATAAGTTGATAACCAACCTGTCGTATCTGGGCCGTTAATCGTGATATCTCTAATTTCTAGATAAGATCCGTTTGGCAATGTATCTGCGGTAATAAATGATCTTGTTGGATAACCCGTAATTGGTAAGTTAAAAATCGTATTGTTTCCCATAATCCGAATGGATTTAGTTATTGTTAGTCCTGTGAAATCAGGACAATCGACTACCCCGCCAGGAAAAATACATAAACCATTTAAAGGTGTGTTATTGATTAAATTCTGTAATTCTTGTAAAGTTGCCATATTAAGCCTTCCATATCCAGAAACGAACAGCGTCATTAGCTAAGTTGACGCCCGCTGCCGTCAAACTTGAAGGAGCATTACCGAGAGTAGTACCGGTACCAGAACTATCATAAAATGAAGATCTAAATCTAGCACTATTACTTACATCCGTTGGGAAACCCAAAGGCATTAATGGAAAACCACTAACCCCATTTATGGAAGTAACGGTCGGTGTTGCGGTATAAGAATCGACTTGAATCTGCGCCCAATACCATCCAGCCGTAATAGACTGACTAATTGTAACGTCCCTTCGCCCTGCGGCACCAGACATGTCAAGTGTACCAAATTCATAAAGGACTGCAGCATTCGGCCAACCGTTAGCGTCAACAGAGTGCAATCCTATTCTCCATGTAGATGTGGCACCAGAAGTTACGTTCACCCCAGCTCTTGTATATGTATCTGTTGTCCCAATATAAATAGGAACAAAAGATCTTCTATTAGCTGCGGTCAACTGATGTGTTGTTGAAGCGGTACTAGTAGAACCTAAATTACTGAATCCAGAGTTAGAAGGAACAGTGCTTGTCATGATTAGCAACCCAGCACCAGTTGCTCCTGTAGAACCTTGTGCGCCAGTGTTTCCAGCGGGACCTGTGGCACCTTGTGTTCCCGCTGTACCAGTTGCTCCCTGTACGCCAGTTGCTCCCTGTGCTCCCGTAGCACCAGCCGGTCCTGTTGCACCAGGGATTACAGAATCTGCACCAGCGGGTCCTGTAGCACCAGTTGCGCCAGGAATAATCGAATCAGCACCGGGCGCACCTGTTGCACCTTGCGCTCCAGTGGCACCGGTTGCTCCAACAGGGCCAGTTGCTCCACCTGCGCCGCCAGCAAGAAGATCAAGCCAACCGACGCCATAAACGTATTGACTAACGTGAGCAGATCCATCATTCCAATAAACCAAGATACCATCGTATCTTTGACCAGAAATAGCATTCCAATCACCAGCAGTAGATGGATCGTCAGCATCATTCACACCAATGTTATTTACAAGCAGACGAACTTGGGCGGCCTCTCCGAGCATAGCTGAACCAGCAACGTTATCATTGTAAGAAATAATAGCACTGCTCTCGGAATCTTCAAGACTGATGCCGGTAACGTCAAGATTAGAGTCAGTTAGCGTTCCGTAGATACGAATAACACCCCAAGTATCCTGAATCATGTTAGCCGTATTGTGAGCAATCTGAAGATTAGACATACTACCAGCAAAAGAATAACCTGTCATCGTATCGATAATAGAGTTATATCCAATAGAGACGAAATCAGATGAATCTACAGAAATACCAGTATCTTGTTTGACTGTTGCGGTTACTGCTCGGCCACCGCCCCGAATCGTATTACCAACAATCTTTGCGCGATGACTGCCAGCAGAAATACCAATACCTGCGGAACTAGAATAATTTGGAGCAAGAGTAATTGTATTACCTGTAATTGTACAATCAACAGCATTTGTAGTTGTGCCGATACCCCCATTCCAGTTAATAATATTATTACCAACTGCCGTACCCTGCGCGGCCAAAAGAATAGCTTGTTGAGTAGTGTTACCATCAGAACGTGAGCCACCAATAAATACGTTACCAACACATACCGTTCCAATATCTCCATAGATATCATTCAAAGGAGTTGAACCAGTTACAGCGCCGTCGTCGGAACCCTGACGTACATCAGACCCACCAATACCCATAGCACAGTTCTCAACACGGTTGCCGGTAAAGATTGTATTTTGAGCATGACGACACAAGAACATTGCCATGTAAGTACAATCAGTAATTCTATTATTTATAATCTGAGCACCAGACGTACTAGACCCAACGTGAACACCGTGACGGCGTGAAGAATGGATATGTGAATTAGCAAATACATTCTCTGTAGGTGCGCCAATTTCGTTGTAGCCGGGAGAACGTGCCTGATCTGAATATGCATCACCAATAGCGTTTAGAATATGGACGTCATTGACAAAGAAGTCCCAGCCATTCTCCCAATGGATTGTTGAGTTAGTAAAGTCAATGAGGGTAAGATCAGTTGGATCATTTGCTCCAGCATTATGATCTAGAGTTAAATGCTCAACTCTAATCCCATTTGTGATGGGAGCTAGATCATTAGAGGGAGTAGCATTGTTCGTAACTAGAGGGAATTGAGTGCGAATAACGCCACTGTAATATGGACTTACCAAATCTCTGTCAACAGTAATTGTAGCGGGATCTGCATCTACCGCTTCAGCCAGAGCAGTAATGATGGCGTGGGTTGAATTCCATTCATAATTTCCTACATCAGAAATACATACGGCATCTCCAACTTGAAAACCAGCAATCGTATCAACTGGAATAGTACGCTGTGTAATAGTTGCAACATCGCCAATGATGTCGGTGGCTACAGTGTCTGGTTTAGTAATGATTGAAGACTTACCTTGACCAATAAGTCTTGTATTGTTTGGTAATACAATAGGACGACGGATAAAGTAAGCCTCTCCAGCAATAGCGGGAGCGGGAACCAAAATATCGCCGGGCAACAGCTCCGCAGCAGCACACGCTGCATCAAAAGCATCAGTACAATCCTCTCCAGCAACAGCGCCAAACTCGGGAGCGGTAATGTCATAAACACGGCCAGTTGGAATAAATGGTTCGTAATCAATTGGTTTATAAAGATCACTAAGATCAACATCGCCATCTCGACCATCTACTGAGGTTACAGCATCACCGGGGATTGGCGTGCGATATAGATAGTTATTATCGGGATCAATACTACCATCTACCTGAACCACAACAGCCTGATAGACGCTCTCAAATCCAGATTCGCCTAGCTTATTCAGAATAGTTACTGTATTTTGAGGCTTAGGTTGATTTGAAATAACCGTAATTGTTTCGTTACTAGGATCAGCTCTCTTGATTTGGTTTGTACTATCCCAAATGTACTGAATACTAGTTACCCCGCCCCAGCCGAATAGACCGATAATATCTTCCGCCGTAAAAGTTGGAAGATATGCATAAATTGTGTAATCAGTTGTTGCGGATGAATCAATCCAATCGTTTACATCCTTCTGTGACCACTTATTGACTAAATTACCAGTACGATCCCAGTATGTTGAAACGCTGCTCTCCGTAACCCCACTAGGTTCAAAACGTGTCGCTGGATAGTTCTCATCAGAAATACCGGGAGTTCCCTCTGTATCGCCCTGATCGTTACGGCCAAGCCAAACAGAACCCTGAAGGATACCCGCACCGCCACAAGAAATTGTGACAGGAGTGGAACCCATGAGTTCAACAGGAGTAAATCCATCCACCTCAACTAATGCATAAGTAGAAGGCCATTGTGTATCGGTACCAATAATCCAAAGAAGAACATGTTCCCCAACGCCCTCAGTATTTAGATCACTAAATGTCCAAGTATCTCCATATCCCCAGTTTTCAGGGATCGTAACTTGTTCCCAAATATTTGGAGATTCTGGATCACCAACACGCTCTGGCATTCCAGGGTTATAGTAAATTGACTGAATGATGTCACCATTTGATGGACTCAAAGACGGAGTCATCAGAATTGCTGCAGCAGGATTAGAACCAACACCAGTTGAACCTGATCCACTAGAGTCAAAAATAACTCGCCACACACCAGCATAGTGTAATAGTTCAATTACAGAGGCTTGAGTAACGGTAACTGAAGCAACAGAGTTGTTCGTAACATCAAACAACATGTCGGCCTCATTGGGAGTGATAGTAATAGATCCCGTATATGCACTAATAATAAAGCTTTGAGTAACATCACTATCAGCGTAAAGAGGAAGAGTTAAATCTCCACCGCCGCCTATAATACCATCTGTATAAGAAAGGGTATCAGTAGAGTCCATCGTGCGCTCTGCAGATAATGTTAAAGCCGAAACGGGACCAGTTGCACCCTGTGGACCCGTAGCCCCGGTAGCTCCGGCAGGGCCTGTAGCGCCATCTCGGCCTGGGTCACCTTTCTCTACGACAGTAATAACTTGAGGAGAATCAAGGTCACCTTCTTCTGTAATTGTTATAAACTCATCAGTCATTCAAAGTCACCTCTGGAGTTACAACAAAAGAACTTGGTTGCATAATAGTAGGAATATAAGGAGGATCATCAGCACTAAAAAGCTCAAGCTCCCAGAAGTAAGTATTAACAGGGAAAGTTGCCGTAACTTCTGAATCAATAGTGATAGAAACCCTATTATTATTGATGACGATTTCACCTGTCTCTGTAGACAGGGTAACGAGAACATCACTATCCCCTGGAGTTGAAGTCTCAGTAGGAATAGCTGTTCTAATTTCTATTCTGGCAGAATACTCTGAATAATCAATGGGATTCTCATACTTATCATTGAACTCAAAACCATCACGATAAGTTTTACCCTGCTGGCAGAATCTTTTAAACTTTGGAGCTTTAGCTGTAGCCATAATCAGATCCAATCTGGAGTATCAACAATGATATCAGCAACCCAAGAAGTAGGAGTAGCGGCATTAGGAACTGAGATGTAGTAAGTCACAGTGTTATTTGAAGCGTCTCTTTCTGTTACTTTGTATACAGAATCAGCAGGAGTTATCTCGTCGTTGGGAACAATCCCATCAACTTCCCATCTGCCATCTGCATCAGTCTCTGTCCCATATGTTCCACGAACCATAACTTCGTCTTCTTCAACTTTTGCCACAAGGCTAACTGAAGTATCCCAAAGAAGTTCAAGCGAAACGACAACACTAGCGTAAGGGTTGCCGGCGACCTTATCAATATTGTTATAAACTGTAGCCATTTCAGCCCCCTTCTCCGAAGTAGGTATCGGACAGTTCAAATCCAATCACCCACCAATACTTATTAAACTGCTTATCCCATTCTCTTACACGTTCCATTTGGATATTCTCAAGCTGACAAGTGAAGAGATAAGGTTCGCCGTCGGTCATGTAGTCATATACATCAAGTGTGGGACCAGTTCTACCTATGCTCTCCATCTTACCAGAGATTACATCATATATATCGCCAGAAAGATGAATACCAGTACTCTCGTCCTCAGCGAAGATATCAATGTAGATAGACCACTTGTATTCCTCTAAATTAGAACCCATCTCGATGTTCCAAGATCTCAAATCCTCTGTAGAAATACCGATCTTATTAGGTTTGATCTCAGTCTGAGGATCGATCTGCTCTGCAACAAGAGTTACAGGAAACTTAGACAAAGTAAGACTACCATTGAACCAGCCTAAATCAGAAAGGCTGTCATATAGCATATTGTAGAAATTGTCCTTGATTATTCTTCTTCTTAAACCTCCAACAATCATGGCGCTCCTTACGATTCATCTACAGCTTGAGCGAATACTTCATAAACCGTAACGCTAAAAAGACCAAGAGGTCTAGAATACTGAATGTTGTAGGTATTGCCGCCGATCAAAACCTCTGTGGCAGTTTCAACAGAAGCAAAATCTTCATCGAGAATAGTGATAAGAACTCGAGGGTTATTGAACTCACCAATAGGAGAACCAACCGCAGTTCTATCAATATACTCAACAGCACAATCGATCAGAACATCCTCATTTGTTGTTTCATCGACAACAGTAGCAGTTAAGCTATAAGGCTTTCCAGAAGGATCTGTTCTACCTGAATAGGTTTTCTGAACAGGCCAACGGAAAGTCACCTTCTCTGCTACAGCATTAGGTGAACCCATCTGCATAGTAGATTTAATAGCCTGTCTAAACTCGGCCGCGTCGAAACCAGCGCCAAAATTAGGATTACTTGGAACAGCCATCACGCACCAACCCAGTCAATGTAACCACTGTTGATCGCGTTCTGTCTCGCAATGTATGAATCAATATAAACCATATCTCTAGCAACACCAGTATCTGCAAGTCTCTGTAGAATATAGTTACGACGTTCAGTAAGATCCTCTAAAAGACCTTTTAAAACCTGACTAGATTTCTGTGTCTCATACTCTACAGAACCGGCCTTGGCACGGAATAGTGTATTGAGATTCTTAAGTTCATTTCTTAGAATTTGGATACCAGCATACATGATAATAAGTTGCTGTTGATCCCTACCCATAGCTGCAGCTGACGGATTATTGAGCGCCATGATCAATCCGTCAGACTCAGTCCAGCCTTCCATAAGCCCATCCAAATGGGCAGTCCAAAAAGCGTTTCTTAAATACGAGACCCAAGCTGTTGTACTTACGGTATCGTAAATGTCAGCACCTGGAGTATTTAATTCGCTTTGTAGGTCTTCGATAAGATCTTCTAAATCAACAGATGCCATAAAAACTCCTCCTAGATATACATACTCTTATAGTATATATCGCCTCTTAGAGTTCTATGGTTTTCTTCACGCCTTCTTTTTGCCAGTCGTCAAAAACCTTACCAGTTTTCTTAGCGACAACCTCGTCATAGCGGGCTTTAATGGCGCTAACCTTGGCTACTGTTAGATCAGAATCTTCATCTTCTGTGAGTTCCTTTAGACGTTCCATCACGAAAGGACTAGTAATTGTTTCTAGTTCCTTCTTAAGCTTAGGTGCTGTTAGCTTCAATAGTTCAGCAATTTCAGCTTCGGACTTTGTATTAGAGTTTGTCTTGATCTCTTCGTAGTCTTCTGCGGTATCAAATACTTTCACAGCGGATAGAGCTCCATTCTTGAAAAGGTCACCATCTGGACCATAGGCACGTTCTTGGTTGATACGGCGTTCCACAGCGGTAAGGTGGATCTTCTGGCCGGGGCCTACTCGAGTAGGAACTAGATTCCCACGAACATCATATACTAGAGGCCACACTTCGCCCTTGTTGCGGTTTTCCCACAATTCTTTTTCATCATTCATATCTTTTCTCCTTTAAATAGAACAAGTGATTCCTATATTATACATCGACACTTGCTATAAAAATGACAAACCCCCCGGCGAACCGGAGGGTAAGTCTCACCACTAGGATGTAAAACCTATCAAGGTTCCTGTGTACCGTCAACGATGCGACGAACGCGGTCGGGACGAGTAACAGCAACACCATAGGACATACGGTAGATGTAGTGCCAGATCCAGTTGTCATCTTCGATGAAGGACTTTGTCTCTGGACCACCGAAGAACGCAGTCTTACCTGCATTACGACCGATAACCCATAGTTCGTTAGCTGGGAAGTATGAATTTCCATCAGCATCTAGGTAGTTCTTTAGAGTGATAATGTTAGCCTGACGGTAGGCACCTACAACGCCACGACGAAGAAGATCTTCGTTTGTCTGTGGAGTGTAAAGAGCGTAAGTGTTGTCTACAGTTAGGGCATCAACAATCTTGTCAGTCATTGTGTGACGTCCAACAATTGTTACTTCGTCATTCAGAGAAGCATCCTTTACAGCTGCTAGAGCTGAGTTAAGGGTAGCTAGTGAAAGACCTGAAGAAGCAACGTATGAAGGATGGCCTACGCCAACAGCTGCCTGGAAAGTTGAAAGAACACGGTTGTTGATCTCAGCGTCAAGACGTTGCTGACCTAGAGTTACTAGGGTGTCAGCTGTCTCTGCGAAGTTAAGAGCTAGACGGTTCTCTGATTCCACAACGTGGAAACCTAGGAAGTCTTGCTCAATCTCCATAACCTCACTGTGTAGTGTGCTCTCTTCAATGTAACCGTTAAGAGCTGTATGGTAAGCCTTTAGACCACGAGTTTCCTTGATTGTTGAACGACCGTTGATAGCAACACGCTCTACATCGGTGAACAGGTCAACGATGTTCTCATGTTCGAAACCTTCGTAGATTTCCTCAGAAATAGCCTGGGCCATTTCCTTGCGCCATGCGGGATCATCAAACTTTTGCTGGGCCTCGGCGTTAAGACGTGCCTTGGCTGCCTCAAGTTCTTCTAGTACTGGATCTTTTGTTTTGAATAGTGTACTCATTTTACTAAGACACCCCCTCTCAGAAGTTTAGGACACATTCAACTGTGTCAGTTGCTGCGTCAATTGCTGTAACAACGAGCCAAGCTTCTGCGGCGTCTGATGTCTCTGCCCAGTAACCATCGGTATCGTCGCCGGTACCTGGTGTTAGGAAGTTACCAACAGCAACAGTAGGAGTAGCAATGCTTACGCCAGCTACCATTACTCGTGCTAGAGGATAATCAGTACGTGTTAGGAAAGTATCGTCGGAAGTGTTCTTGTAGCCCACCTTTACAGTGTTCTCACCAGAAACAACCTGTACAGCCTTACCAGCTGGGACTGTGTCCGCATCAGAGTAAGTATTAATTACTGTATCAAGGCCATCCATACGGAACTGCTCGTATACTAGGATTCCACCCTGTCCACCGAAAGGCTTGTCTTGTGCGCCTGTAGCTAGTTCTACATAAGCACGACCTAGGCCGTCATCTTCGCCTGTTACTACAACAGGTACACCCTGTGGCAATGGATCAGATGTTGGGTCTAGAACGTAGCGACCTGCACGCTCAGTGTGACGGGGAGAACGAATGAACCAGAAATTTCTTAGACCAATCATTTAATTCTCCTTTCAGATTCTCTTGACATTGTAACCAGCGTTACGGGCCGCGAAGATATTCTTCATATCATCACGTACGCTTTCGCCAGCTTTGTCAGTGCGAGTATTGTTCATTGCGGTGTCAAGCTTGGCATTTTCTACCTTGCCTTCACCGTCATTGGAAGCAACGATCTTTGTTGACTTGAAGCCCTCTACGACAGCCTCAAATGTTTCAGTATCCATCGCAATCCAGCGATCCATGTTTTCATCGATGTATGTCTCTTCTAGGTTTGAGTTCTCTACTAGAGCAGAACGACGCTCTGCTTTAACTGCCTCTAGGTAAGAAGCAATTTCCTGTAGTTCAACTTCGTTCTCTAGATATGAGATCACGTCGGCTAGTTGTGCTTCAGCAGCGCCTTTAGCATTTAGAGCCTCGTCTAGTTGTGCTTGTACTGCTGCAACACGGGCATCGCCTTCAGCCTTAGCTTCAGCGACACGGGTGTCAACTTCTCCCTCGGCTAGATCAGACTTAATTTTGTCTAGTTCTGCCTGAATTGGGGCAACAGCAGCGTTAACTGCAGCGTCTACATCTTCTTGAGTAAATTCTTTTTCCATGTCACCCCCTTCTTGGGAATCTTGATCAGCTTCGTCAGCCGTATCATTACAAATAGGACAATTGACCTTGTGGTTTTCAACTATCTCCGCAAAGTCAGCATCAGACATACCGTCAGGCTTACTTGAGATAAGTTCATCATGTTGCTTACGAAGTTCATCCATAGTAATAACCCTTTCTGTCTAATAAAAGTATCGGCATATAAAATAAAAAAGCTATTATTTTTATTTTACTTCCGTAAACTTCTTTAACTGTAGTTCAAGCATCATAGCTTCCCACGAAGATGGATTTGCCTCGGGGAAAGCATTAGCAATAGATTTAATCTGCTCATGAGCTTCATCTTCATTGATAAGATTAGAGATTTCATTAACTCTAGCTTGCTTCCAACCTGGGCGGTTAGGAGGTAGAATCAAAGCCCCACCAAGGAAGTGAGGATTATTGATCTGACGGCTAGATGAATGTTCTCTCATGTGGGCACAGTAACTATCGTGATCTGGACCCATGTATTGAAAAGTCTCGCCACATGCTGATTCCGAACCAACACAAGTAACTGACTCACCAACGCATTCCATTGAGATAGAAAGCATGCCAGACTCAAAAGCAGCCTGAACTTTCTTCATTGTCTCAGGAAAGTAATATCTCCAATAAGCCCCAAGTACCTCGATGAAAGGATTGAGTACAGGGCCATCTGTTGGATAAACCATTTCGGAAGCGACGAAAGTTCCAACGATCTCATTAGAATGGTGATCGATGTTCATAGGTGTATGACTGATAGTGGGCTGGGCCATTAGAAGATCATTGAACTGCCAAAGCTGACCGTTGCTATTAGCGTTATCGGCTTCAACATACTTACCAACAATCCACTTGATAGCTTCATTCTTGATAATGTGATCAGAAGCCCACTCTGAAGCAATATCTTTAGAGTCGTCAATAAGAACAGCTGGAGTAGTTATAAAGAATGATCTTTTGCCCTCAGTTAAAATAGTCATACTCCACCTTTCATTTATTCCGTCTTCTTATTTTTCGTCTGATTTCCAGGGATTCCAGCTTTTTTGTCGGTTGGGTTGAATGAGTCTTGGTTTGCGCCGCCACCATTCTTGTTACCGCCACCTAGACGACCATCAACCTTTGGATCACCAGTAGTGTTGCCTCCAGGCGCAGCTGCTCCAGGAGCAACAGGGGGATCAAAAACATCCGAGTATTCATCGTCTTCCTTTCTTTTCTTCTCAGCTTCATCCTCAAGAGAGATGTCAACTTCAGCAAGAACAGTCTCGTGAGATAGCTGGTTCATAGCGAACAGGTCGAAGATGTACTGTGCGTAGTGAGGATCGAAATCTAGAGCGATACGACGTGGATAGAAGCACATATCAGGTTCTTCAATAAGCTTATCGTTCTTCTCCCAGATCTTGTCGAACACATTGTCCATAACTAGATCACGGATATTGTCACGACGGGCTTCCATCGTAGAAGCAATAATCTTGAAAAGACCAGGAGAGTTATCTGTCGCAGTACCTGAAGAATAGTTACCAGTAGATAGGATCTGGAAAAGACGTGAAGTGATTCTAGAATCCAAATTGTTGTAACGTTCAGGTCGAAGAGTATTATCAGTCTTTCTAGTGATAATCTCGATATCGATACGGTGATCGGAAACAATGATTGGAATACGAGCAGAGTTCTGAACCTGAGCACCGGCCGCTTGAATTTCTGCCTGAGTAGCAGGGCGCTTCTCGTCACCCTTCTTCACTAGAAGAATAGCATTCAGATTACCAAGAATGTCAGCACGGTCCATTTCTCTAAGGTTGTGCTTCATGTCAAGAAGTTCAAAAACTGAACGTAGACGCACATCAGCGAAAGCCTGGTACTGAGGACGAGAAGCTGTAATACGGAAAACATTCTCCGGATTCAGAACAAAAAGTCTGCGCTTCAAATCAGAACGGATACCTGTAATATCAGCAATTCTACGCTCCTCTTCAAGAGAGCAATCGTATTTCTTCAAGATAAGCTGAGATACGATAAGGTCGGAACTATTGTTACCAGCCAAAGTTTCTTCTAGAGCAGGAGCTTCTGACTTATCGGCAATGTAAACAAGTTCCTCTTGGTTGAACATGAAGTTTCCAACAGGAACAACCTTACAAGGATCTAGAATAGTAATACCTTTAGGTACAGTAAGCTGCTTGTAAACCTTCTTCTTCTTGACGCCATTGTCAGACTTGCCCTTAACCTTGTAGTCTTTACGTTCCCAAACAACGGCAACATAGCACTGAGATAGAATAAAGACCTCGCGCCAAATCTCACGCAATCTCTGCGGAAGGTTCATATCATCTGCGATCTGATTCCAAATACTAGCTTCGTCTGTATCTTCTACCTCTATCGCAATACGTTTAAAAGCAAGCTGTTCCGTAGTCTCTACAGCGTTAGAAACGATATCATCATCTCTAGCAGCAGCAGCAGCTGTACGGAACTCATCAAAGATATTAGTAGGAGAAACATATTTGTTTTGATTAACCAAACCACCCGGACGGTTCGTGCCCTTGAATTCAGCCACCCAATTCTTAAGCTTTGCAAACTCTGGATACTGGTTCTTAATAGCATTTCTAACTTCTTCATCTGGAATATCTGTTTCGTTGAGCATAAGGATATCGCCCTTATCAAGCTCAAGTTCCTCTACTATATTTGCTCCAGTATCTCTATCCATTACAAACCTCTCATCTAGTTAGATCAAACTCAAACTGGTTAGCGGCAATAAGTCTACTATAAATCTTGAACTGTCTCTCAACCTCAGTTAAGAATGGATCAATCTCATCGATTCTAAATCTAACGATTTCATTGATAGATGATCTAATTGCAAGATTTCTCATCAGCGATGCTCGAGCTGAATAGGCTGAAAGAAGCTTGAGAACATCTCTTGCATCTTCCGCTTCGTGAAATGAAAACATTTCCTTCAAGTAACCTATAAGTTCTGGTCGCCATTCTTTTAGAACTTCATCTGAATTCAAATTAAATACCTTTCTTCCTTATCTAACGACATTTTAAGTATAATCAAGGATCATCATGGTTGGGGCAGTCCAAGTATCCTGATGTTTCTGGATCATACCTTCGATAGCGTGCTGTGAATATCCAAGAGCGGCGAACCGCAAGGCGTCCAGCGTGTGCTGTCCAACCTTCTTTTTGGGCTTGCCGTACTCGTCAAGCATCGGCTTCTCCTTCTTAGGAACCGCTTGAAGTTCACCAATCAAAGCCTTATCGTAAGGTAGAATGAATCTCTTCGTATCAACAAGAAGTCTCAAAGCATCAATAGAAGCTTCAGCACCAAGACGCTCAATAGCAGCTTCTCTCCAACCCTCTGGATCATTGTCATCGATCTTGACATTCTCGTCAAAGTCAACAATCATCTTCTTAGAGAATGAATAGCCCTTAACTCTTTCAAGCATCCATTTTAGATCATTGTCTGTTCTAACCTCTTGCTGAATCCAGTCATAGGCCGGCTGTCCAACACCGTGAGCATCGAAAGCGAAAGCCATAGGTCTATACATGCCCATCAAATGCTTGATAACCTTAACCTGATCGTAGACAACAACACGTTTCATAATGATCTTACTCAGAAGTTTCAGTCTACTTGTCTGCTCTTTTGGTTCCTTGACCTCACCGAAAATAACGATACAAGAAGCTGAAGTTGTCATACCGAAGTCCATGCCCATCCAAACTCTCTTATAGTTCAAATGAGAAATAGGTGGATCGACAAGATCAATGATATCATCTACTTCTCGCACCTCGGCCTCGTCAATCATGATATTGTAGTATTCATCCATGTTGTAGGTTGAACCTTCATCAGTATCAACATTCTGGAAGATTCTATGCAACACAAATAGAGGTGAGTTACCGTCACCGGGTAGCCCAAGAATGTTTCTACGATAGTCGGGAGAATCCTCGCCGTGATACTGCTCGATACGTTGGGCTTTACGTTTAGGATTCCAGTTAGGTGTGTACATAGCGGGAAGTCTGTGGATCTTCCAACCATCGATCTTTCCACTAATACGATCATCGAAGTCGTCACCAACACCACGGGTTACACCATGAACACGCCAGCGGGCGTTAGGGTTTTCGTCCTTCACCGTAGAACCAAGTTCTGTCCAACCAGCTGTTGGATAGTCCTGGCCCTCATCAAGTTCAAGCCAAATAGGGTGAATACCCTTTACACCTCGACCATCTCTCTGAGGGATACGACCCGTGATACGAGCTCCGTTATAGAGGTTTACAAGGAATGGCCTGTGTTTAATACCTGTTCGACCTGGCGCTAGCAGATAGTTAGCGAACTTACAGTTCAAGAACAGAGTCTCAATGTTATCTGTAACCAAATCTAAGTGGTTTCCTTCTGGCGCAGTGATAACCATTTCCTGACCTGCATGGATAAGAGCGAAAGCAAAAGCTCTTAGTTTAATAGACATTGACTTTCCGATAGAACGACCGGCCGCATCAATCTGAAGTGGGCTATCGTCTCTGTACCAAGCATACTGAAAAGGATAAGCACGCCAGCAACCATCGCCACGTTCTCCAGTTTCTTCGTCATATGTAGTATCATCAATTAAACAAAACTCTGCAATGTCGATGCCGGAATCGTCCATAATCATCGCAAAGAGAGCACACTCTTCGTCACTTAAATTCTCGTGAATCATTTTATACTTATACCTTCACTTTGTTTGATCTTGTTAAACCAAACGGTAGCGGTTTCTGGGTTCTTAGAAAGGAATTTATCTACGGAAGCAAGAACGTTAATGATTCTATATTCTACAAAATACTCGGGTTTTCTACCGTAGGCTTTTGCAATTACTTCCATCAACTCTAAGGTTGGTTGAGCTTTACCTTCTTTTAAATTATATACATGTGCCGGTGAAATGTTAACTTTCTCAGCTGTTTTCCTAATGGTATCTTTCTCACAAATAATCTTGAATGCTTCTTTAAATTCTTTCTCAGAGAAATCATCTTGAATAAAATTGTGTAAACGTCTTGTACCTGTCTGGTGATCAAGTTTAGATTTTCTATTTCTATCTACTCGAGAAACACCATTTGCTAGTCCATTGAAAACTTCAGGTTCTTCTCTTAGTATCTGTCCCCAGTCTATATTTGCTAGAGCGGGTCGTCTACTCTTGAGGTCGGATATCTTATCATCCAGATTATTCTTTTTAGCCATTAGTCGTTAAGGTCCGTTCGCAACCATATACGTTGTTCTTGTCTAAATACTTCATCGATTTCATCAAACTCCTTAAATTTGTGATCTAGCCATTCTAAAATATCTTCAATGTGACAGTTGAATTCGGTTCGTTCAGTATTTGTAGAGTTCTTATATAGAGTGATCTTTCCTTCAAGTTCTTTCCATAAAGTATGGGCCTTAATGACCTGATTATTTCTATGGACTCCGAACTGGCCGGCTCGATAGATAAGCTTTTCGACATACTCAGCAGGGCTCTCACCCTTACCTGCTTCTCGAGTCTTCTTATCCATACCAAGACCAGCCTTGGTATCTCGGATCTCTTTCGACCACTCTTTCACATTTCGCTGCAACTCAGGAGGAATGGGATTCCCGTAATAGTCTTCTTCCTGAAGAATCCAGGTGGACCATCGGAAGCACATAACTTCCATGTTTAGAATGCGGTCCAGTTCAAGAAGGTCTGAGATGTTAGAGAACTTGTTGTGCTCTTTATACTGTGCGTGAATGTTGTTATAGAAGTTAGCTTCATCTTCATTTAGAAGAGACATGCTAGCACCGGATGGTGTTGTTACATCAACGGTTTTGATCTTTTTTTCTATCTCAACATCATCATCAAAATTCTTTGGTTGAGGTAATTTGATTGACAATTTATTTTCCTTTACTGTCGGACATAATGTTTATCGACAGAAAACATTCATTTTTGTAGAAAATAATAAGTCTCTTCATCATAAGCTAGAGGAGAGTCGACTTTAGTTGACTTCCACTCGACATTATTTTCCAACAAAATCTTATGCCAAATTGAAGTTGGAATAGAGATTTCTGGAATGTTGTCGTATCCTGGACTTAGTTGTATTAGGATGCCTTCATCGGAGTCAAAGTTCATTGGGGTGTAAAACTGCACAAAAGCTTTCTTCGTAAAAGACTTAACTAGATTAGTAAGAATCTTCTCCCATTCGAAATTATGTTCTGCAACAGAGCGCATGAAAATACCCTCCACTCTTGAAGTATAACCTTCAAGATCCACAACCTTATCTGCAAACGGAGTTTTAGAACCATCGATACCAATTACTTCTAAATTAAATTCAGTAGCAACCTGGCCAAACCAGCCCTTACCACAACCCCAATCTTCTACAGTCTTACAGTCCGAAAGATAGGAAGCTCCTACTCTGTAAGAGTCACTATCGATATAGTGGTCACGATCTTCTAGATCCTTGTAAAATACGTCCCATTTCCCTGCATTATTACCCATTGAAATCTCTCCTTTTGAAAATATAAATCTCTGATAGTTCTTGTGGTTGGGCTAGATATTGATATAGTTCCCAATCTTCGTCTTCTACGTAACCAGGAAGTTCTAGTGGCGCAAAGTCATGTAAATGATATTCATTTAAATGCACGGTCGGTACAACAGGTACAGAACAAAAGATCCACTTCTTTGCCTTTTTTAATTGCTTAAGAAGATGTTGATAATTCTCAACGTGTTCTATTGTTTCATAACTAACAGCTGCATCAAATTCAAAATCTGGTTCCCAACTATTTAAATCAGCTACATGGTCTTCTATATTATAATTTTTAAATTCATAAAAGAGACGTTCTTCAACTGGAAGCTGATCGACTCTGTGAACTATAACTCCTGGACCCATACACCCAGATCTTTTAAGAATATAAGATCCATAGCCTATTCCACAAGCAGCGTCTAGAACTACATCACGATCACCTAAATAAGAAGAAGCTAAATGATAGCGAACTTTATGTCCCCATCCAGCTTTAGCATTAACTTCTTGTTCTGTTAATCTCTCACCCATTATGGTACCTCGCGAGTATGTGCATTTAAATGAATCCAATCATAATATCTCCAAGACTTATCCAAAACATCAGGAACAAGTCCAGTCTTCCATAAACAATAACCGCAACTAACTTGATCCTGGATAGACCAGTATAGAATTTCCTGAAGCCAGAAGTTTCCAAACTCAGATACAAGAGGTACTGTCATGTCTCTTGCCTGAACTCCACACTCCCATAAACCATAGTGTTCAGGGAAACCTTCGTTTCTATAATGTGCTACCTGTGCGTCTAGTGGTTCGTTAACATATTTCTCTGGTCTAATCGTAGCTTCGCCATATCCACAATCTCGACCATCGAAATGAGGAGAAAGAACCAAACCGTTATCAAGATAACTAAGTATTTCTTTAACGAATTTTCTTGACTTAATCTGCATAGAACCATCAATCCAAATAACATATTTATATCCAGATAAACGATCTAAAGAATGTGGATGTATCTTAGGTATTTTTGCAAGTTTTCGTAAATCAGATGTAAGATCTGGAAGAATTGAAACTTCCCATTGCTTATCGGTTGGCTCTACAGTCCCGTCAGTGAAGAAAATATAATCTGCATCTGGATCATATACGTGACTTCCAATGTAATCATAATTATTCGTGATTGCGGTTACTACAGCAATTTCTTTCATATAGTCACCTCTGGCTTAGATCCTTCCCATTTCTTTAATGTTGGAATTTTAATAATTGACTCAATGTGTTTATCATTATGACCATGCTGAGCAAGAGAAGAGTAGCGATTATATTTAGCTTGTTTATCTTCATCTCTTGCATAACCTAAATGTAAAACCGTTAGACCATAATTCTGGGTGCTATTCTTAGCCTTAGAAACATACGTTGGTTCAGAACCACAACCCATAGGTTTTAAAGCCCATTCAGCATTAGTCTGATATCTGAAAAGGCGTGGGCCGCGAATATTAGCCCATTGACCATCAACCCTATAGTAGAATTCACCATCTTCTATTTTGAAGATCTCTGGAAATGGAAGAATAATACCAACAAAATTATTCTTCTCAGCTCTATCTGTTGCAACATCTAGAGTTTTACTAATCGACGCATTACCGTCATTAACCATAAACTCATCAGCATCAAAAGAGAAAATCCAATCCCCAACAGCTGGTTTCATAACCTGTTCAAAAGCCCGCCAAGCTGAGTAACGGAACTTGCCTTCATGGTTGATGAATGATGGTCGACTATCAGGGCGACGCACAACCCTACACCCTAGATCTATTGCAACTTCTGCAGTTTCATCAGAAGACCGATCATCGTACACAAAAATTTCATCAAGGAAAGTCTGAGCATGTTTGATGCAAGAGACTAGATATCTATCTAGTTCATTCTTTACAACCATACTTCCAATTATTCTTTTAGTCATGTTCTATATTCCATTCGTCCATTAATTTTCTAAAGATCTCTCTAGAAGTATGAAAGTGCTTATCAGCTGAAGGATTGTCCTTGATAGTTTGATGCCAAGTGTGAATAAGTTCACAGCCAGGTTCTCCAAGATAAAAAACCTTGTAGCCAAAATATGGCGCAGCATAACACAGAGTAGTGTCTTCATAGTAGAGGGGCGTGTGAGGCATAGCCCCAACTGCATTAGGAAAGAAGCGAGTAAACACTTCGTCTTTACGCATCTTATTCCAGAACTGTCTGCGAATAATCATAGCAGAGCCCATAATCATCAGAACTTCTTCATTGAAGCGATATTGATCTTTATCAACCTCCATCCATCCGCGATGCTTAGGGGTGGAACCAGGCCCTAGAATACCAGCGTTAGTTACTTTTCTAACACCTTTATCTATCGTATATTGAAATGGTCCGACGATTCCAACCTCCGGATTCTCGTCCATAAATTCAACACACCGGTCAATAGTAGCATTATTGACAAACCTGATATCATTATTAAAAAGTCCAATATAATCTCCATCTCCTATATTTGCACCTATGTTGCAAGCTCGAGCATAACCAAGGTTCTTATCTGAACGAAGCAGACGAACCTCTTGTGGAAGTTCATCTAGAAAAATTTCACTCTCTTCACGGATCGACTCATTATCAAACATCGTTAGAGTATAGTCAACAGAGGGCTGGAAGGCGTAGAAACTATCGAAGAACGTACGAGTTAAATCATATTTCTTGTAGTTCACGACAACCATATCGATACTACCAGCCAATTCTCTTATCCTCTCTCTCAAGCCATTCAGGCGACATAACGTGCTTATTTCCTACAGTCCCATTAAAAGCTAACTGAAGGCCGTTGGCCCGGATATCTCTGGACCATCCAAGATCTTCTCCAAGAGAATGAAAAGAATAATCAACATTATATGCAGAAGGTCTCATAAACTTTAACGCCATAAGTATGTCAACATTATAAGACCCACCTGGCTTAACTCTACGGAAACCCTTACAACGCATTGGATCGATCCACATACCAGCATTAGTGATAGTTTTATCCACCTTATCAAGATAAGCTAAAGAGCCAACAGCTGAAGCGTCGGTCTGTTCAAAAGTTTCAAATACGCTTTCAAATGTATCTTTGTTCAAAAGAATATCTGAATCAATGCTGACATAGATATCTGGAGCAATTTCTCTAACTTTGTTTAGAAGAAGATTTCTAATATAGGCCATGTGTTCATATCTTGTTTTATCTGCCCAAGATCTAAGATCACCGATCTCTTTCTCTACAGTTTTAACAAGAGTAACATTGTCCCATTTAGACAGAAGATCAATAGTTTTAGAATCATCTTCACCGACAACGAACACAAATTCATAATCGATATCAGAAGGAATTCCTTGATCTATGTACTCTTTCCATTTTGGAAGAATCCATGTTCTATTTCTAGTCGGACAACCCACGACTAATTTCATGTTGGTAAATACCCCGCTTCTTCAAGTAATTTAATTAGGATAGGAAGTGGAACAACTGTGAACCAATCCTCGACTTTAGGTTTTCCTTTAGGTCTGATAGCAATGAATCCAGTATCTGAATTAGAGTTCTGTATCTCTGCCTCTAACTCGCTGATCCATTCAGGTATTTTTAACGCTGCTCCGGACTTTACCTCGACACATACAGGCTTTGTTCCATCGCCATGAACCCAGCCGGCCACATCACCTTTGTCATACTGGCCGCTTAAATGTCTGCGCTCGGCATTAGGAGCTCCGTGAAGCTTGATCCAGTCTACGAACATCTGCTCTGTCGCAGCGCCTTTAGCTTTCGCTGTACTCGGTTTCATTCTCTTTATTCTCCATTAGGTCCATAAGGAAGGCGAAGAAATCGAGATCTTTCATTAAAAGCATCTCTATCTTAGGAGAAACAAAGCTGTTCTCTGCAAGGTCCCAAGCTTTCTCTCCAATAAAACATTCGATATCAACAGCAAGTACGGCTTCGCCACGGATCATAGATTCCAAAAGAGGAACACCGTTGCTTGGCTTCTTACGTAACGAGACATACGGAGACGACTTTACAACGTACATACCAATCTCATCCAGAAGATGAGAAAGATCGTTTACTAAATTCTCAACCTTATCATCAGTCATAAAACAGTAAGGGAGGGGCTGTTGACCCCTCCCAAATCATCAATCCGAAGGACCGATACCTGCTTGTGGTGCAACGTTACCAGCCCCAAGAGGCTTCCATACACCATAGTATGTTGCGATTGTTACAATTGTAGTTCCTAGCCAAGTGTAGAGAGCTTCTACGGTTAGGATACCAGCATTTGCATCAACCTGATTTGCTAGAGCTGCAATCGCTGTGATTACGAGCATCACTGCAGCCTTACCTGCCTGTGATAGTGAAGACTTGTAAAGGAATCCAATCACTAGAGGTAGAGCAGCGGCAACGAAAGGCAGCCATGTTTGAATATCATTTACTGCTTGTTCCATTATTTACCTTCTTTCTCTTTTTCTTTTTGTTTATAGTAGTATTGAAACTTTTTTCGAATCCTCTTTGACTCTGCTAAAAACTCTTCACCCCAGTCATACTCGTCCGGATCAACTAAGCATCTATACTTTTTGCCAACCTTATCCATAAGACCCATCTCCACAAATTCCTTGAAAATGAAGCCTAAACGATGCCTGTCAACCTGAGCCGCTCGGGCCAAGTCAATAATACTATATACAATTATACCATATCTATCTGTATTGTCAAATAAGTATCTATATATCTGATCTCTACGGTATCCTGTTACGCCACCATTTGGATCTGGATCTTCCTCATCAAAAAATGGTGACTTCTTTCCTGTTCCCTGAGTCATTATCCTCCTAAATTAAACAAGTATCTCCATCACAGAATCGATCACCGTCGTTATCAATCTGAACTTTGTACATTGCTTTCTTGTTGAATTTCTTTACGCCCTCTTGAAGTTCTTTAATCTTCTCATCTGGAAGAGGTTCGTAAGGTGCCTGCTGATAAACAGTACCATCGTCATCAATAGGCAGGAAACTTACACCCTTGAACTGACCATCCTTAGCAGTCAAAAGAGCTTTAAGGGATTCTGCTTCCTCGGGCATGAAAGATAGAGTTGCTGATACTTGATTGTCAGCCCACCAACGCTGGCACATAGAAGCTAGTTCAGCTTTTTCCCATACAGAAACTTCACGTTCATTTCTGATAGTAGGACCTGTTGTTGGGAATTCTGCAATCATAGTGTTATCTGGATCATCAACAGATTTCTCAATCTTGTACCCAGCCTTTTCGATGATAGGTAAAAGTGGATTGTCTGTATTGAAACGAATTCTTCTGATATAAGAATTGTAGGTAGGCCAGTGAACGCCTGGTGTTACACCAGCGATAAGTGAAACAGTTCCTGATGGTTTGATTGATGTCATCTTGATAGACTCACGGACAGCTAGCCATTCAGAGTATTTCTTGTCACGATGCTCGAGGAACTGGTATCCTTCATCCATCCAAGTTCTCAACTCGGCCCAGCCTCTTGTTTCTACAAACTCTGCTAGACCTGTCATTGAGGTACCAATTCTACGGTTACGATTCATTACAGCGTTAGTCTCAGGCCATACAGTAGGCATTAGAGTTACGGCCTTGCCGTAAAGATAGGCGTGCTTTAGTGTTTCTCTATAGTCTTCAAAAGATTCGTGGTTTGTTGGGAAAGTTTCTACTAGTGTACAAACCTCCCAGGGTTCTAGAGTTTGTTCTAGACATGGGTTCCCACCAAGAGCACGGTAATCTTTACCGTTCTTACCATCTACCATTCGACCATACTGCTGTGCTTCATCTAACCACATCAGGCCGGGTTCGCCATTCACGATAATGCTATCAACGATTTCTGAATAGTCCATTCCAACAGTTGCGAAGACAGAGTTATTCGATGTCCAGCCCCAGCCGTCATATCCCATTCTGTCCTTGTTTTCTGGAAGATTGAAGTTCTTGATGTTGATGTAGTCTGAATCGGTTACTTCACCGAAGCAGATTTCTGCTGTTCTCCTAATACCACCGGCCACAACAGCTTTACCAATCAAGTTCATGATATCAACGATGTCACGACTTGTTAGAGTTTGACCTCCACGATTATCAAGAAGCTTTCTAATTGTTTCATGACACTTTTCCAGTGGTTCGTAACCAGAGGCTGTACCACCGAAACTAGAAAGTGGTGCGCCTTTTGGTCTGATCAGATCGTAGTTAAATTCTAGAGGTGCACGATTCTTGAAGAAATATGTTTCTAGAAGTGCTCCTACAGATTCAGCCCATGACTCTCTAGTATCCTGAACAACGTATTTTTCAGGTTCACCTTCCGGCTGAATAAGAGTGATCTTATCTGCTCCACGAAGGTCGAAACCAATGCCGATGCCGTTCATTGACATTTCCATCATACGAATGAAAGGTCCTGTAGCTTCCCAAGCTGAGTGACTTGAAAGCTTCTCAGTAGAAATGAACCCACAGTTCTGTAGAGGACCAGCATTCTTGTTAACGTGAACAAATGCTGTACCCATGTGCTCTAGGCCACGGCCGGGTGGAGTCCACTTAAAATGGAACATGCGATCGTATGCGTCTCGAGCAGACTTCTGTGCCTTTAGATCATTCCAAGGGGTTCTTTGATCTGTGCAATGGTCTTTGAGGATTGAATACATTCCCTCAATACATCGTTGACAGACTTCCCACCATTGTTCTTTTGTTCCATCTTCTTTTTTTCTTGAATACTTCAGAAGAAACGTTAGTTCTGAAAGAGTATTCCCGCCGCCGATGTCGAATTTCCAGTCAACCTTCTTGGTTTTGTACTCTTCGATAAAGGACTCTGACAATTTAAACGATAAAAATTCACTCATAAAATAACAGCTTTCTGTTTGTTAGACCTGTCTTGTAAAAAATATAACGGCTACTAGTTTAGTATACACCAAGTGCTCGCTGCAAGTCTTCCAAACCTGAGTCGTAGACCTTCTTAATCTTCTGATCGCTTACCCCTAACATCTCAGCAATCTCCTTGAATTTCAGTTCTTCATAGAGATGTAGATACACGACAATGGACTGATGTTCACTCAAAGAAAACAGAGCTTTCTCAACTACAGAGCTGATTTCTTTATACTCTTGTTCGTACTCTACGCTTGAATCAGATTCATCTGGAAGAAGTTCTGAAAGAGAGAAGGACTCGTGAGTAGAATCGCTCATGTATTCATCAATATTCACAGGGAAAGACGCAAAGTAATTTGATCTAATCTTATTAAGTTCATCCATATCAATACCGATACGATCAGCAATCTCAGTATCAGAAGGCTCTCGCTGAAGTTCCTCGAGAAGAAGACTCTCAGTCTGAGAGATAAGCTTGAACTTCAGACGAGCATAACGAGAAACCCAATCGTAATCTCTTAGACGATCATTGATTTCGCCACGAATTCTAGTAGAAGCATAAGTCTCAAAAGTATAACCCTTAGACTCGTCAAACTTCTCCAAGGCGTCAACAAGACCAAAGAAACCATCGTTGATCAAATCTCCAACCTCAATCTGGGCGGGCAGTTTTGACTTGCTCTTCACAGCAATAATTTCAACAAGAGGAAGATAAGCTTCAAGCAAATCATTGTAAGCTTTCAAATCATCTCGGTTGTCACGATAGTTAGCCCAAAGCTCCTGTTTCTGTTCCTTGGATAGTTTCTTGAACTTCATTAAAATCCTTCTACTCAGCGAATTATGTATAAACCATTATACAACAAATGTAAAGTCTTGTCAAATTAGAAGATGTGTGATATACTTTAAACCAAAGGTTTAAACGAAAGGACACACAAGGAAGCAAGATTTCCAGGCAATGCCTGATGACATCAACAAGCAAGTAATTATTTCGGTGGGTCAACCCGATATCGATCCCTAGAAATAAAACATGCTCCCAACCGGAACTTCGTGCTGGCAAAACCCTCTTCAGGTTTTGTACTCAGAGAAGTCGACTGCGGTGTTGGGAGTTTTCTGAATAAGCTGAAGAGAGCGAATAAAGAAACAACTCTGCCGCAGAGGAGGCCGGTTACACTTCCGAAAAAAGTGGAGGGTTGTATCAAAAGAGATTTTGGTATGGGTCTTAATTACTTGTGCTACCGGAGGGCTCTCGACTAGAACAAACCGTAGACTGTTCTAGGTATATCTAATAAATAATATGTTAGATATATTAAGCTCCGGGCCTGCGGCCTCGCCTATCTAGGCGATTGGGAAAAACCATTAGCGTGCAAAAAAATATGTCAGGAGACAAATGTTACAACTCATCGGATGGATAGGTTCACTAACCGTAATAGGAAGTTATCTAATCTCAACAAAAAAGAACAATCCAAGTATCCTTCATTGGGGAAATGTTATTGGGGCTTGCATGCTCGTTCCGGTTCAGATATACTTGAATGTTACATTTGCCGCTTTTATATCTTTGAGTTTCGGATTGATAGCAGCGTATGGTTTATACAAAACTAGGTCGTTAGATAATGTAACGACGGTCGTTTCGACAAAGGAGAGTAAATGTCAGAATACAAAGGCGTTGCAGAGTACCCGAACAAACAGCTATTGAAGGAACTCTGGCAAAGCGGTTTACGACAGAAGGGAATCCTTGAATACTTGGAAGCAAACGATCTTCCTATGATTTCAGGAAAAGCCCTGGCTAAATATGGTCAAAGAAACTGGAATGAAAGAGAAGAAGTCGAGCAACATATCGACATGACAGAAAGCGACTCGATGAATGTCGTAAAAGAGACAATCGATGACATTGTCAGAAATAGAATTGGTGACGTTGAAAGAGTCTCTATCAGCAAAACAGGATTCAATATCAGCATCAAGCCTAGATCAAATGTAGAAGAAATCGATCTTCCAAAGGTTGGACCTAGAAAAGCTCCTAACTATTCTTTGGCTAAGAAATCTGATGTAAACTACCATGTGTTCATTCCAGATACTCAGATCGAAGTTGGTAGACCTAACGATCATCTTCTATGGATCTCGCAATACTTGAAAGATAGATTCTCAGGTCAGCGTATAACTCTCGTTCATGCTGGTGACCATTGGAACATGGGTTCACTTTCCTCGTATGATCGTGGAACAGGAAAGATGGAAGGTCGCAGATACATTGCTGATATCCAAGCAGGAAACGAAGCATTTGAAATCCTTGATTCTCAAATAGCTGACGAGCCTTGGGATAAGCACTTCCTTTTCGGCAACCATGAGGAACGAATCGCCAAAGCTGCTAACAGTAACATTCAACTTGATGGCGTTTTGAGTTTGGATCATTGCATTACTCCGCCAACTTGGGATCGACACAAGTTCCTTGTTCCGGTAACTATAGATGGTGTGACTTACGCTCATTACTTCTACAACCCAAATACGAGCAAGCCTTACGGTGGAATCGCGGATACACGTCTAAAGATCATTGGACATTCATTCGTAATGGGCCATCAGCAGGGTCTACAAATCGCTATGAGACACGTTAAAGGTCAACAGCAAGTAGGTATCGTGGCCGGTTCTTGCTACCAGCACAGCGAAGAATACGCAGGTCCACAAGGAAATGATCACTGGCAGGGGATTGTAGTTCTCGAGAATGTAGAGAATGGATCATTTGATCCTCATCCAGTATCTCTAGATCAGCTATGTAAAACATACGAAGGACACAGCCTGAAAGATCATAAGCCAAAGATCCTTTGACGTTATATAAAATAGAACTAGAGAAGGAGCTTGCATGGAAGATATTGAGAAACTCAAAGATCTAGGAACAGGGCTCACGATTATAACAATAGTTATAGATGAAGCCAAAGAGGCACCTGAAATTGATCTATCAGACTGCCCTCCTGTGGTTGCAATCAATATCTTTCAACAGGCCATCGAAGCACTTCAATCAAGAATGCCAATACCCACTATAAAATATAATGGGTATGTGGTAGCAAGCGAAGTAACTTACGGATGGGATGATGACGACGAGGACGACGAAGATTACGTCTGATCCTCTTCGTGTCTACAAGTCTCTTCTAGACATTCTTTACATAAACCTGGGACTTTAGAAGGCGTGTAATCTATTTCGCCGCAGTTGGCGCATCCGTCTTCTTCATACAACCAGTCCTTTTCCTCAGCCATCGAAACTCAAATCTGATGTAGGAAGCATCCCAACAGGAGTTTCTAAAACATATGAGAAAGGCTTAGGACAAGTTATAGGCGTTGGATCACCAGCTTTGTACTCTCCACTTTGAATAAGCTTTCCGCTTTCATCATACCAAGCGATGTTGAGATCGAACAACATGTCGTTCATGCTGAACGGAACATATGTTGCTACTTCAAAGAAAAATAACATTCCGTCTGTATCTAGAGAAGTTAGGCCAGCGAGACCCCTTCCTCTAGTCTTACGGTCCATCGCAACGTAAACGTCCATTGTATGACCAGATTTAAACTTGATATCTAAAACATCAAGCCCGGCCAGAAATCTATAGGATTCTGCAACTTCTCTTAACTTGTTCTCTAGAGATATCATTTTCCATCTCTTATATTAGCAAGTGCTTGAGCAAGATAGGCTTTTGTAGCATCACCAAACGTTCCAAGATTCTCTGGAATTACGTTAGCATTGTAAAGTCTTTCAACGTTCTTCTGGAATCTTTGAACCTGCCAATCCATATCAGCATCATACACACCGTCAGCAGGAAGATTCTCGTTCAGAACAAGATTCAAAGCTTTTCTCAAAGACACAACATGAGCAGGATTCTGGATATTGTTTAACCACATAACAGGAAGTGGAAGAATCTCTGTATAGAGAACACCAGCAGTCCATTTTCTCAGAGCAGCGTAATCAATAGGCTTAGGAGCATAACCAGGAACCGTAGACCAATTAATACCGCTAGCTAGATCTCTAGGAGAGCACACGATTTCGAAGTGCATCCAGTCACGCGTCCCGGACCAGAACCCGCCCCAATTCCAAACCTGTGCACCGTTATTTGTTCTGATACGGCAAATAGCTGTAGCAAGAGCTGTCGGAATATGATGATAAGAACCACCATAAGGGTTTAGTAGCCAGTTAATGTCAATAGCGATACCATAGGCATGTAGAGAAATTGTTCCAGAAGCTGTAGTACGACACACATACGCACCAGTATCAGCGTATCTTGTCTGATAGTTCCAAGCAACTAAACAATTGTTTAAAGCTTTAGTAGCTTCAACCGCCGAAGCTCTAACTGTTACCTTACCTCTACCATGTAGAGATACGGTTCCCCACGGCCCGGTGCATCTAGGTGACCAGACACTTCTCAATTGACTTTGTGTTAACATTATCCGAATCTCACAGTCTGAAGCATTTCATCTTCGTTATTAATACCATGCCCGCCAGGTCCAGCATCCAAAGTGAAGTCAACGTCTGTAAACTCCACGTCGTCGTCGTCAAAGAATCTTAGAACAGCTAATTCATCAAGAGCTTCAACATCAAGATCTATAATATCTTGGTTAAAAAGAGCCATCGCTATAACATCAGCTGTTTCTTTGTCTATCATCTATTCTCCTTGATCTCAGTATAACATTACTGCTATAATATTTAACGGACTTATTTGTATAAGAAAGGAATCACATGGGCAAGCCTGGTAACAAAAAAGGTAAAAAAGGCGAATATGAGTGGAGCGGAGAAATCTCTCGTATCATTCCTCTTCGAAATAACTACTGCTATGTGCAAGATGAGAAAGGCAAACTGCACCACATCAAGCGTGACTCAACAGAATTCTATGCTCTAGCAAAGCATCTGAATGAAATAATGGAAGGCAAAATTACTCGAGAACTCGAGCAGCTAGGCTGGACAGAACAGATTGAGGTTCTAACTTGATTAAAGCAGTAGTAATTGAAGATAGTATATCCCCAAAAGGGGATAGGCTGACTACGGTAGAATGTACGTTTCATAGATTCATTTTGCCAGAGGTAAATACCTATCGAATGTTCTCTCGGTCTGCTATGTCATCAAGGGCTATCAAACTAAAGGATCGAATTGCAGAAGTTAAAAATAATCCTGCAATCCCAATTTATTGGGGTAGAGATCAACAAGGAATGGTAGCTTACGAAGAACTTTCCGAACAAGAGAAAGTTGAAGCAGAAATTCGATGGCTTGAAGCAGCACAAGATGCGGTGGCTCATGCTGAAAGGCTAAGTGAAATTCAAGTCCACAAACAAACTTCAGCTAGAATCTTAGAACCTTTCCTATGGCAGACAAATGTTATCACTTCAACGGAATGGGATAACATGTTCAAGCAGCGAATTCATCCCGACGCTCAGCCAGAGTTCAGAGAACTAGCCATAAAGATAAAAGAAGCCATGAAAAATTCTACTCCTAAATTCGTTAACCTAGGAGAATGGCATCTACCGTACATCAGCAGAACAGACAGAGAAGCATATGATATCGAATCATTGAAAAAGATTTCTGTTGCTCGAGTAGCAAGAACATCTTACGGTAAAGGTAAAGGCTGGGATGCAGAAAAGGATCTCAAACTAGAAAATAGACTTTTCACTGCAGATCCTAAACACTATGCTCCGTATGAAATGATTGCTACGCCAACATTCATGCCGTTAGTAGAAGGGAACTTTACAGGATGGAGACAACTCCGACATCTAATATGAAGCCCGCTTTACATGTCGTTGCACTTCCGCACACCCAAACAACCAAAGAATACACAGCGTGTGCATATACAATGAAACATCTACGATTCTGTACGATGATGAAAAGTCTAGGCTACGAAGTATATTCATACGCTTCAGAAGAAAATGAAGCCGACGTTACAGAGCTGATCACAATTTATCCTAAGAGCGATCAGCTCAAATGGTTCGGAGATAATGATTTCCATACAAAGTTTTTCAACATAACATGGAATCCTAGCGATGAGCATTGGGTTGCTGGTAATGCTAGAGCATCTCAAGCTATTCGCAAAAGAATCAAACCAGGAGATATTATTTGTCTTATCGCCGGTAGTTGCCAGCAAGCAATAGCTTTAGAATTTCCAAACAATCCCGTAGTTGAATACGGAATTGGATACAAAGGGACGTTCGCTGATTTCAGAGTATTTGAATCATATGCTCACATGCATTGGGTTTATGGAAACCAAGATTCTGATAATGGAATATTCTATGACGCTGTAATTCCAAACTACTTTGATCCAGCAGATTTTAAGGTAGGGTATGAAAAAGATGATTACTATCTTTTCATTGGTAGACTGATTCAACGGAAAGGCGCAGAAATCGCGGTTGAAGCAACTAGAAGACTTGGCACTAAGCTCATTATGGCCGGTCAGGGAGTTGTTTCAAAAAGTGGCAATAAGATCATTGCAGAAGATGGTATGATATATGAAGGTGACCACATCGAACACATTGGACACGTTGGTGTCGAAGAACGAGCAGAATTAATGTCAAAAGCTAAAGCTGTATTTGTTCCAACAACCTATTTGGAACCATTCGGCGGTGTATCAATTGAAGCAATGTTCTGTGGTACTCCGGTAATCGCAACGGACTTCGGAGCATTTCCCGAAAACGTTATTCATGGTCTATCAGGATTTAGATTTAGAACAATTGGAGAAGCAACAAAGTTTGCAGAACTCTCCAACACTCTAGTTCCCTCTAGAATAGCCCTATATGCCCGTAAGAACTTCTCAACAAGCGTAATCAAGTACAAGTACGACTCATATTTCCAGCAGCTTACAGACCTCTACAACGGTGGAGGGTTCTACTCTGACTGGTACCCAACAAGACTAGGAAGATATGGCAAGAGTTACTGACACCGAGAGCAGAGAACCAAATAAACCAAGAGTATATGAAATCGTTGTAGAATGCCTCCAGCCGCTCAAAAAAGGCGGCTGGAAGAAAACGTATTCACATACAATCAAGAAAGAAGGTTGGGAAGAATTCTTCGAAGAAGATTAACCTTCCAAAACGCTAGAAACAAGTTCAGCGATAGGTGATCTTTCACTCTTTCTCAAAGTGACGTGAGCAAAAAGCTCATGGCCGGAAAGCTTACCAACAACAGCAGAAACACCATCGTACTTTCCAACTCTGAGATTGTCACGCTGACCAACATCGTGAGTCATAACAACCTTGGAATTATTACCAAGTCTAGAGAGAGCGGTTAGAAGAACCATCTCTGAAAGGTTCTGAGCCTCATCGATGATCACAAAGTTATTTGTAAGGGTACGTCCTCTAATATATGTTAGAGGCAGAACTTCCAAAAGCTCCTCTTCGATAACTTCTTCGATTACTTCAGGCCCACAGAACGCTTCAAGCGCATCAAATACAGCTGCTGTCCATGGTTCCATTTTCTCTTCAGCCGTACCTGGCAAGAATCCGATATCCTGTCCACCAACAGCGTACAGCGGTCTGAAAACTGTAACCTTGTTTTTGCTTCTCTTCTCAAGAACTTCTTCAAGACCGGCAGCGATAGCAAGAAGCGACTTACCTGTGCCCGCTTTCCCCGCCAGAGAGACAATTCCCACTCTGCTGTCAGAAAGAACATCCAAAGCAATTCTTTGTTCTGCACTTCTCCCCCTTACATCGAATAGAGTGCGCTCTTTCAGAAGACGGATTTCACCGAAAGAATTAAGTCTACCCAGAGCTGATTGACTAGGGCCTTTCAAAACAAAACCTGTATTGATAGGATAAGTTACACCATTAGGAACGAAGCAGAAACCTTTCTCGTAAAGTTCTGAAATCATGAAATCAGAAACATCTAAAGTAACTACCCCAGTCCAGTCAACATCAATCATTGAAGATTCATAATCGCTAGCTTCTACGCCAGCAATAGAAGCCTTCAATCTCAGTGGAAGATCTTTAGTTAACAGAGTAACATCATAATCAACTGAAAGATTAGAAGCTACAGCAAGAATTCTGTTGTCATTAAGAGGACTTCTTAAAGCATCTGGCAATCTAGAATCATCAATGTTATTAATCTCAATTCTAATCGATCCACCGTTATCGGTCTGCACCCCTTCAGTAAGATTGTAATTCTTCCTATAATCTTCCAGATTTCTCAGGGCACATCGGGCCGGGAAACCAAGTTCTGGATGATTTCGCTTGTCTTCAAGTTCTATGACGACTGCGAGAGGAATTACAACGTTTTTACTACTTAACCTTTCTAAGCATTTAGGGTCGGACAAGATCACTGATGTATCAAGGACGTATATCAAAATAACTCCTTTTAGTAGAATTGGCTTGTCACCTAATTTATCGACATTGTTTGACTGGTAAGTATCGCTATGCTATAATATATTGGTAAAGAAAAAGGAGGGAAATGGACTTCTGGGGCTGCGAATTCTTAGACTTAGAGTCTCATTCTGAGTTCACAAACAACAAACAAGAAAAAGAACAACTATATTTTCCAACAGATTTTCTTGCAGAGATAGCAGACAAGAAATACATTTCCAATATAATCAGGAAAGACGCAGAATATATAGAAAGACTTAAAGTAGACATCGCCAATAACGGCCTGTTGAAAGATCTGAAAGTTACAGTTGGAACGAATGGAATGATGTTAGGAGATGGTCACCACAGACTTTGTGCAATGACCGAATTAGGATATGAGTATATTCCTGTTCACTTAAAGATATCTAGTCACAATCTAAAAGTGGGTTCCTCATATTTTAAGATAATCGAAAGGATACTTAAAGAATATGGCAAGAAACAAGAAGACATTAACAGAGGCATCAGATGAGCTTGCAGAAGCTGTCGAAGCCCTAGTTGAAGAAGTTATCACACAAGTAGAATACTGGTTCGATACAGGAAAAGATTTCATGCCAGACCATCTTAGATCCTTTATGACTAAACTTAAAGAAAAAGGACTGAAAGTTGTCAAAGACATTGAAGACAAATGATATCTACAAAATCCTCCTAGAAGAAATCTTTGACTGGACAGATATTCGATTCAACATATTTCCTCTCAACGTTTCAGATGTTTCTATAATTCCTCGAGCTATGGCTTACTGGGATTTTACAGAAAATTCTGTTGTATCCTCTGATAATATGGATCACATACCAATGTTTGACTTTGGCACTATTGTTACGGTACCTGAAATGCTAGAAGACAAATATGAGGATTCTTTTCTTAGAATAAGCCTAAGATCTAACCTATATGCTTCAACAATTCTACCTCCAGTAAATACGTTGAAATCTTTATACTATCCAGACACTAAAGGATTCATCTCAGCTAAGATAGAACAAACTGAAATTATGGATAAGTTTGAAACTGAAATAAAGATAAGAGGAAAGTTAGCAGTATATGGTGAGTGATAAAGACAAAAAGTTTATGCAATGGTGTATAGACGGAGCTCGTATCTTCTCCACTTGCGAGAAGCGGCAATACATGTCTATCATTGTTGATGTGAACGGTAAGGTCGAATCAACAGGCTACAATGGCGCCCCAGCAGGCTTTGAGCACTGTATCTCAGGCTGTCCTCGCTTCGTCAACAACGTACCACCCGATACCGATTATGACTCCGGTCCCGGTCTATGCTATGCTATACATAGCGAAATTAACTGTCTATTACACTCAGATGTCAGCAAGCGTCGACATGGAACAATGTATGTAAATGGTGTACCATGCTTCGGTTGTGCTAAAACAATAGCAAACTCTGGACTTGATAGGTTAGTATTTCTTAATGAACAAAGTTATCGAGTAGGAAATCCAGAAGTATGGAAACTATTTGAGAAGACATCTATAGAATTAGTGGAAATTAAACCGGAGGAATTGTGAAAGTAAAAGTAGATTGTAAAGATAATCGTAGCTATATCAAGATAGCTAAAGAAATCACACAAAAGAACAGCGCAACTGGAGTCCAGTTTGTAAACGAAGATGGTGAAACTCTTCTCGTCGTAAACCACGACTCTTTCAAGGCAGCCGAATACTGGAAGTATGATTATAGTACACCTCACTCAAAACAATGAAGGATATCTTTCAAATATTCTAGCTACAGATCTAGAAAATCAAATAAATGAACTATGTAAAGAGATTCTTTTAAAGAAAAGTATCTATAATGTAAAAAAAGTTCGTTTTGGTGGTATCAATACAAAAGGTTACCTTGAAAACGATAATTGGAGATGGCATATAATTGCTAGAATTGAAGTCGCACTATTTGGAATTGAGGAATCATGGTGAAAAAGTTAAATAGAACACGATGCTACAAATGTTGGACAAAGCTAGAATTCTCTGATAAAGAACTAGCTGACGATGTAATTGCAAAACACATCAATTCAACCAAATGTCCTAAATCATGACAACATACGGCTCACTATTCAGCGGGGCCGGTGGATTTGAGTTAGGACTCAACCAGTTGAACTGGGAATGTAAATGGATGTGCGAGAAAGACAAATACGCTTCATCTGTTCTTCAGTATCACTGGCCTAAAGTTCCTCTATATGAGGACGTCAAGAAACTGGATGGTAAAAAGTTAGATCCGGTAGACGTAATTGTAGGAGGATTCCCCTGTCAAGACCTTTCCAATGCCGGCCTAAAATCAGGATTTTCTGGAACCAATTCATCTCTATTCTATGACTTCGTTAGAATAGTAAAAGAAATGAGAGAAGAAACAAACAATGAATACCCCAAAGCAGTCATCTGGGAAAATGTCCCAGGAATCCTCAACAAGAAAAAAGACTGGATCAACAGTGTCTATACCGCCTGGAGCGAAATCGGTGCGGTGGTGCAAGAGCACAGGCTTGTCGACGCCAAGTATTTCGGAGTCGCCCAGCGACGTAAGAGGGTCATTGGTGTTGTTGTCTTCGATCCTCGAGCAGAACGTAGACCAGAAATACTTCTTGAGCCAGAAGCAGGCTTTGGGAATTTTAGAAAGATCGGAGAGAAGGGGGAGGGGTTTGCCGGAGCGTTTAAAGGGAGCTCTAAGTCGAGCATCGGGCCTGTCTTACCCATAGACACAACGCAGATTAGTTATCCCGACAACCGTGCAAATCCAGATTACGATGATCCTTGCTTCACTCTTTCGGCTACAGCACATCATCCAAAGATTGCCTATAGTATTACGCCTTTGTCCGGCCAAGGAGCGGATCTAGCAGCTAAGGAAACCGAGACTGCAAATACTATTACTGCTGTTGATGCTCCTGATCGTGGAACGAAGGTAATAGATTTCATCCCCGAGAGTGCCGGTACAATACTAGCTAAGGATGCAAAGGGAGTTAGGGAACCGGAAAAGTTAATTTTTCCAGAACGTGGTGTCGTAAGAAAGTTTACAGAGGTAGAGTTAGAAAGATTGATGGGCTGGCCTGATAACCACACAGCCAATGGAGGTGACGGTAAAAAGATCTCTATGACTCAACGTCGTAAGATGTGTGGTAATGGTCTTGTCGCTCCGGTCGCTTATTGGGCTGGACGCAGGCTCTCAAAAGTGCTATAATATATGTAACGTTTTTGTTTTGAAAACAAACAGCCGTTATAATATAGTACAACGGAAATTGTTCTAGTGGCAGGATCGGTGACTTGGACTCACCGGGCGTTGGTTCGATTCCAGCATTTCCGACCATATGGCCCTCGTAAGCCTCTCTTCCTAGAAGATGCGTCTTGGGTCAGACTCTTTGGGAGGTAGTGTAGTGGCAACACGACTGACTCTGAATCAGTTATCGGAGGTTCGACCCCTCCCCACCCAGCCAGATCTTTGAAAACAGAGAAATTCAAGCTTCCTTAGTATAATGGCTTATTATATCGGTTTTGTACTCCGAGGATGCGTGTTCGACTCACGCAGGAAGCTCCAATGACGGTGACAAGCCTTGGTAGGCTATTCTGTCTCATAAGCAGAAGTATTGTTAGTTCGATTCTAACCACCGCCACCATGTGAGTATGGTGTTTAATGGTATTAGCATGACTGGCTTCCACCCAGTTGGTGAGGGTTCGAATCCCTCTACTCGCACCATTCCGATCTAGCACTCTAGGCGAGCGCGCTCGGCTGTTAACCGAGAATGAGCTTGGTTCGAATCCAAGGGTCGGAGCAAAAAAACTTTAACGGGAAGGTTGCTGGTATCCTGCCGAGACTTTAGAGCAATTCTGCTCTACGTCTTTTAACAAAGTTTCTAACAGAATTATCAGATACACCAAGTTTTTTGGCAACCTGAACATAATTAGAATCTTTAAGCATAGCTTCAAGTTCTTCTAGGCTAGGCCAGTCAATTTTTCTCTGACTAACTCTAGAAGTAGGCTTAAAACAACAATCTGAACAATATTGATATCTTCTTTCAGAAAGAACTTTGTCACAAGTAAGACAAGTTGCTTTAGGTTTGCGAAGTTTTCTGCCGGCAAAAGTCTCGGTCTGACTATGACAGTTAGGACAAAGTAGTTCTAAATTCTCTAAACGATTGTCATCAGGAATTCCATTCTTATGTTCTAATTGTAATACTAATCTCTTATTGTTCCAATAAGGCTCAATATTACAAGAAGCACATATTTCAGGTAGAATACCTTCAGCTATAAGTCTTATTCTAAGCTTAGAGCGATTATAAGTAGAGTTTTCTACAAGAATTTCACTTAAAGGAATTGCAGTTTTCATTCGAACCTCCATAATATGTGTTACCTATTATATATCGGCAAGGTTCGACTTATTCGGAGGAACGGTGCTGGTTCCGTAGCTAGACTTTGAATCTAGTGTGTCGAGGGTTCGATTCCTTCTCTCCGAGCAATAACGAGTGAGGAATCTCGACCACCTAGGTTCGATTCCTAGCCCGTTAGCTCAAGGTCTTGTCATATAATGGCTATTATGCAGGCTTGTCACGCCTGTCATGGAGGGTTCAATTCCCCCCAAGACCGCCATACCTCTGTGGCCAAGTGGATTAAAGGCAACGGGCTACGAACCCGTGATCGCATGTTCGAATCATGCCAGGGGTACGATTAAGTTAAGATCAACCGCAGCTGTGACGGTGTAAGCCGGTAAATTCTAGAAGAGATTAATTTAATTAGGCGACACCTGCCTCGCGAAAGTGGTGTGACTTTAACCCTAGGAGAGTAAAGGGCCTGGAGGATTCGCCAAGATGGTCTAAGGCACCTGCTTTACACGCAGGCATTCGGGAGTTCGAATCTCTCATCCTCTACTATGAACAGTAACAGCGGTAAAATGAGAAACAGAATAAAAACAAGAGTCCCATGCACTTGTTGTAATGATGACTCAAACAAAGGTAGAGTAACAGAAAACCGTCTGGTTCAGAAAGAAATACAAGAAGAATTAAATGAATATATGGGGTGCCATGTTCCAAGGCTGGCGAGTCTCCCTTGCACGGAGACTGTGTAGAGTTCGATTCTCTAGTGCTCCACAATGAGGAAAGCCACTCAGAAAAATATTAGGCTTGACAGCGGGAGAGGTTCCGCCCCTGGTTTTGAAGCTGAAATGGTACAAGCACCCGATTGAAGCTCGGGGGACGTAGGTTCGATTCCTACCGAAACCACAACTAAAAATGAGAGCGGGAAGTACAACCGTAACTCGTTAGCGTACCTTTATCGGGGAATCGGTAATGACGGT